ATCACACACACCTTTCGTTAAGCAAGGAGCTTCCGCTCTTTGTTTGAACTAACATAGTGGAGCCTCCTCTCCATCCCCTTGAAAATATGTTAGTTCAAACAAGGCGTCGGAAGAAATAGATACGTCTTGGATATAATAATTCCAGCTATATAAATGATTTGGTCAGCTAAGGCCCTGCGACAGCTGATGTATTGACCGACTCTACGGAGTATAAACGAGAAGATTCCTAGTCTTCTCCCAGTCACCGAACGTAAAGCGCGTAGCTAATAAGAGCTAAAAAATTACAAGATGCGGTGGCTTGGAGAAGGTCGAGAGTACTCAGTCTTGATCTAAGAGAAACTTTTGCCATTTGTTTTCTCTCTTTTCTCCCCATCCCCTTGAAAGCTGTCACTTCGGTGATGGCTTTTTGTTATGTAGGATATTCTTTTATTCTGTCGAATAAATAGAGTAGGAGAGGAGGGGATATTATGGAGACAGTTTTTGGATTAAAGACTGTTATGTACCCAGTTAAGGGTAGCAATGGGATTGAATATTGGGAAATAAAGATTTCTAATGTTAAAGGCATTTATTACGGCGGTGCGCGTTGTATGAATGAAGCTTCATTATTTATTGGATTCAAAGAATTAGGTTCAATGGATGAAGCAAAAGCAATAGATTATGTTGTTAGTATGATTAAAGAAAATTTATAGTACAAAGAAAAGGGCATCCATAACGGGTGCTTTTTTCTTTGTTATATAGAAATTACACATTAAACGTGAAGTTGAACAAAATGGACATTTGGTTAGGAGGTTAATGATGGAGTTAACATTAGAAGGATTAGAAGAGTGTTTTAATGAGGCTGTAACTGAAGAAGCAAATTATGTAGCTGTGCAGATCGAAATGGATGGATTTCCAAGCGACGAGATAATCATTAATGATAAACATAATATTGTTTCTAAATTAGAGTATTACAAGAAAACTTACAATGAAGATTTAGAGCATAGATATGCTTCAGGTATTCGCATTGTAGGTTATGCATATGGATACTCGTTCTCTGGAGTCCAACGTGAATTAGGATTAGTGATCGAATAGTGATTAAACCAATAGCAATTATCGTAGGCGCTGCCGTGATTTGGGTGGCGTCTTGTTTGTTGTTAAGGAAAGATAAGGGGTGAGGGGATGCATGTCGTTATCGTTTGTTCTAGTGGAGGAGTATCAATCGGGACATTAGTTGAAGAAATTCGGGAAGAGTTCAATAATGCGATGGAATTCGATGAAATGATTAAATACGAAGATATTGACGGTTACGAAGAAGAAAAGCCGGAGTACCCGCGACATGAAGTCAAGGTGATACGGTCACAAGTGATAATTCGTAAACCGAAGCACATAAGAGCTAGGACGACTTGTTAGGGTTAACAAAACAAACGAACACAACGAACGAAAATAGAGGAGGAGGAAAATGAACTTAGAGTTATTTAAAGAGGAAGTTAATAAGAGGATGAGAGAAAAACATTCGAGAATGCCACTTGATACAGACGGATGGATAACTGTTATGTATGAATGTATTTCAGTTTATAACGAGAACTACGAAAAGGAAATATGTAAGTCTGTTGCAAAAGAGATGAGAACCTCACAAAAGTATAGGTAGTTAACTTGGTGAAGTTTATGCAGGAAATAACGGTGATTAGGTGCTGAAAACCCGCTAAACTACGTTGTGTATAAAATCATGCATAAAGAACTGGTATTATATGTTACAGGAAGTTAGTGTTATCAACGATTTCCCATAATATCGGTTTTTGAGAACTGCCGATAACAATAATTATGTAAACTAAATAGAATAATAGATGTATAGGATATTAATTTCCCTGTATAAATTGAATTTAACTATAAATAAATGAAAATAAGATTCTTTTGAGGTGATTTCGTGCTGATCTATACAGTTATGATGTGGGACCATGCTGATACGGATATTATGTTAGCAACAGCAGGCAGAGAAGAAGCATTAAAAGAATTTGAATCATGTGTAGCGTTCTCTTTGCAGGTTTGGGAAAAAGGTGAAGTGCTAATTGAAATGATAAATAGTGAAGGTGAATACTTTGCTGATGGTGGATTAGAAAGATATCCAGTAAAAGGACAACAGTTATTTAATGAGATGGTTGAACAATTACAGTAGTTAGTTAAGTTGATTTTTATTTTATAAAGGATATTGTATATTTCTGTCGAAACCAAAATGTATGGAAGGTGGTGGCAGAATGGTTAATGAAGCTAAGTACACTCATGAAGATATAAAGGGTTATATATATCCGAAGTTAGGCGATTATGAAGCGGTCAGTTTTTATAAAGGTAGTGATCTTATCCTTGTGTTAGGAGTATCTGGACCAGCTTTAGCAAATCATCCTTGTGGATTATATAATATAGACGTATATCAATGGTTATGGGATACGGGTAAAGAGTTTATTGATGAATTAGAGAAAAGTGAAAAGTTAATAATCAACCATACAGACGTATCGAATGGAGAATTAACAGTTCAATGGACTCAATTAGATAAGATGAAAGAAAGTTATATACAGTAGAAAGGACATCCTAAACGGATGTTTTTTTATTTTATAGAAGAGATTATCGTGAGGTGGGTGAATGGCAAAGGAATACAGTCGTAGGTTTTACAAATCAACAGCCTGGGAGAAGTGCAGAGAGTCATACATTGCTACAACGTTAGATGGTATGTGTGAGCATTGCAAAGAAGTACCAGGATATATCGTTGACCATATTGTTGAGATAACACCAGATACTATAGACAATCCGGATATCACATTGAATCATGAGAACCTACAATACTTATGCTTACCTTGTCATAACACTAAGACGTTTGGTAAAGCTGTATTGATTAGAGAAGATGTAATGTTTGATGAGAATGGGGATTTGATTAGGAGGGAGGATATATGAATACTTTCTTCCATAATACAATCGGTGTGAATGATGCTGCTATCCTTCTCAATGTATCACCTGGCCATATTAAGAATATGTGCGCTGAAGGAAAGATTGTAGCAAAGAAGATAGGTAAGACGTGGGTGATTGATAGGTCAAGACTAAGGGGAGTGAGATAGATGTGTGAACATAAGTATCAAGTGTTAGATAGTGATACTACTACTTTTTATTCTGATGATAAACAATTCATTAAAGAAGTATCTGTTACTTTCTATTGTGAGAAATGTCTTGATATTAAACATCAAGATAAAAGAATTAGTAAAGGTCATATCAAAGAAAAAGATAACGTTAAACATAGTGGTGGAACAATTAAAAGCTTAGGCACTGTAACTCATAGGAGTTATTGCTGAATAAGGAAATCATATCCCCCCCCTATCAAAAATAAATCAAAGGCCCATAGGGGGACCGAGAGGGGAGCTTCGTGTAACACACAGGTCATTTCGCGTGACCCCCCTACCCCAATACAAATGAAGTGAGGTGTTATTGATGGCGATAAAGAAAGAATTAACAAAAGAAGAACGAGTTAAGAAGGAAGTAAACAGACTTAAACGGATTTATAAAGAGATGCCAAAAGATACCCTCATGGTTGTAGAGGGGCTAATTGTTGAAGCCGCAGACTTACGAGTCCGGTTAGAAGATATTAGGAAAGATCTTGATGAGAACGGTTATGATGAAATGTTCTCCCAATCAGAGAATCAAGAACCGTATGAAAGAGAGCGCCCACAAGCTAGGCGTTATATATCGATGAATAAAAACTACCAATCTATCATGAAACAACTTGGCGATTATGTTCCTAAAATACCACCAAAACCCAAAGAGAATAGCGATGGGTTTGATGATTTTGTAAATGGCCGTGATTAAGTACCCTCTTTCTTATAATCCAATTTTGGAATACTGGTACAAAATAAAAACTAAACAAGAAATTGTATCAGAAAAAGTAAGGCGGGTTTATAAAAAGCTCGTTACAGACCTTAGTAGTACAAAAAGTGAATGGGAATATAACGCCAAACGTGCAAATCACGCAATAGAATTTGTTGAGAATTTTTGCAAACACAGTAAAGGTAAAATGGGTGGTAAACCATTCTTATTAGAGTTGTGGCAAAAAGCTATGACAGCCGCTTTATTTGGATTTGTTCATAAAATAGATGGTATAAGAAAATACCGTGAGTTTATGTTAATTGTTGCCCGTAAAAACGGAAAATCGGCTTGGGGTTCAGCAATTGCACTTTATTTAATGGTTGCTGATAATGAACCAGGACCAGAAATCGTATCGGCAGCAACTAAAAAAGACCAAGCTAAGATTATTTGGTCTGAAGCAAAGAGAATGGTGAAAAAATCACCAATCCTTTCTAAAAGAATTCGTACGTTAGTAGCCGAAATGATTTCAGATTTTAACGATGGTTCTTTCAAACCTCTTTCAAGTGATTCAAATACACTTGATGGACTTAACGTGCATTGTTCATTAATAGATGAACTACATGCCATTGAAGATAAGAATCTTTATGACGTTATTGTTGATGGTATGACGGCTCGTGAACAACCAATATCAATTATTACAACGACTGCTGGTACGGTTCGTGAAGGTATTTTTGATATTAAATATGAAGAAG